GTGCTCGGTGTTTTCGTTCAGGTGATGGGCGTAGAGCTTAGTGTCCAACGTAGACCGATCGGCCAGTTCATGACCTAACTGATTCAGCGTTATCGTCGCCTCGAAATAAATATTCTGAGCCGCCATATATTTACCCGCCTTCTCAATGTATTTGATCAGCTGCAGAATAAAGTTAGTGCCCACATTGTCGGTGTCCTTGTGCGCGGTGGAAATGTAAAACACGCGGCTCAGGTTAGGTCCGAAGGCAAATGAACAGCCGGCTATTTTGGAATTTCGCATGTCGACATAGACCCGACCTCCACAGGCCTCTTTAAATTCCTGGACGTTCCCAGTGTCGAACGTTTCATAGTCCCAAGGTACAACAGGTGTGCTTTCCAGTAAACTGGCTATCTCTTTTGCGCAGGCTTGAACATTGTTGCGGGTGACCAGCGTTGCCTTGTAACAATACTTCTCGTACCGGTCGATAAAGTCAGGGCAGAAATTGTCTGTGCAAACTTTTTCCAGCCTGGAAAACTCGGGAACTCGCTTAGTCCATTTGATCTCAATCAATTTGTTACCTCGCACGCCGGTACAAATTTCAGGGTGAAGCTTGGCCAGTTGGTACATTTTTAGCCAAACGTCCAGTTGCTGAACACATTTCTGGTAGGCTTTGTTGGTAGTCAGCGTAGCAGTTTTAACTATCCGGGCCCTGTCGCCGGCATCTACCCAGGCGCTGAGCTCTTCCAAACCGTCCTCTCCGAACTCGTCCACCATACTGGTCCACCCTGCAGGGCCGACTCCGGCAACGCCGCCGTAAGTATCGGAAGAGTCTCCGACAACTGATTTGAATAAAGTGATCAAGTGAGGCGGGATGACTACGCCTTTCTCTGTCATCGTTGTCTCGACAACCCCTTTCCTGAATACTGCGCAGGTCGGGCTGGACAACGCAATCAAGTCACGGTCGACGGTGTGGATTGTTTTAAATCCAGGCAGAGCCTTCACCAGATAGGCAATCACGTCGTCCGCTTCCTGCTCTTCCAGGTAGGCGATCAGCACGCCCATCGATTTCAAAAACTCCAAACACTGTCTAACGGCAATCTTTATCTGCTCGTCTTCAACAGGATCAGTTGGCGTTTTCTTGTCCTTCGATTTGTACCCATGAAAAATGTTTCGCCGGTAGGTGTTGCCGCCGTCGGTGACAGCGATCATGTTCATAGGCGATTCCACAATCTGCAGGATAGGGTCGAAGAACTTGTCGATGAATACGGCAACGCCGTAAGCCGCAGTGTTTACGAAATCTTTGATGCCGCTACCTCTGATGGCCATGGAATCCTGGCCGCTGTGGTAGGCTTCTGTTACCAAACCTTTCAGGTCTAGTATGCTTGTTTTTTCAATATCCATTACAGGATTCCTTAACTTAAAATTACGGATCCGGACACAACCAGGATAAGCCAGTCAAGGTCGGGCGGGCTGTTGTTCAGGGTTAAGGTCGCTGTAGCTATGCACAGCAAGCCTAGAAAAAATCTCTTCACGGGATGAACCTCTCGATAAAAAGCCAGGGCAAGTAGACCTGCCCTGGCTTAGGTTACTGCTTAGTCAGGGCTAAATTAATCGGCCATCGCGATAAACTTAAACGCAAAAGGATTGAACGCCTTAACTCCAGTGCCTACCTTAACGCCGACAGATACGCGAGTAATGACCTCAAACGGATTGGTTTTAGGTTTGCGCATTGCCAACCCTACCGTATAGCCATCGAGTTTGCCTATACTTTTGGGCGGGATCTGCAACATTACCACTTCGTCATCCAAAGACCCGTCACCCCCGGCGATGAATTTTGCCATAACCATTTTGTAAATCTTGCGCTCATAAGGTATGCCGCGAGATTTCCAATCCTGGAAAAAATCCACCAAAGGTTTTCTTTCGTCACCGTTTTGATGCAAGTCATCGTCAGAGTACACAACCTCGGGATCCTTGCCTCTGTCTGCCGGCGTGCCGATGTAAACGAACTGCTTGCGCTCGGCAATCATGTGGCAAGAGAATTCAGTTCCCAATGTGCTGCCGTCAGAGACTTGGAATTTCTCGTCCTCAAGTTTAACCAACGGGAACGACGTGAAGTCCAACTGCAAATCTGTAAACCCGTGTTCAGCCAGGTAGGCCATCGGGTCTTCAAATTTTGACGCAACGGCGACCGACGTTTGCTGCGTCTCGGCCAGGTCTTGCGCGGGTTGCTGTTGGATTTCTTGGATAACTTCGTCAGCGACTTCTGCGATAACTTCAGTAGCTTCGTCGATAACTTCGTCAGCAACTTCTGCGATAACTTCAGTAGCTTCGTCGATAACTTCGACTTCGGCGACTTCGACAACTTCTGCTATTTTTTCTGGCGCTACGACAGCCGTATCGGCAGTGGCAGTGGCAGCAGCTGCAGCTGCAGCCAAATCAACGATGTTGTTTTCTTCTTCTTTAGGCATAGCCATGGTGTTACCTCATTTTCATTTTAAAGTTAATTTACATTTTCATTTTTAGTAGCCTGTACTCACTGAGTACAGGCTGTCCCCAACTCAAGCTAAGTCTGAGTTGAGCTTCGCTCCCGCCTTAAACACCGCAGTGGTCTTGGCTGGGATATCGATACGTTCGCCGGTAGCAGGGTTCCTGCCGGCTCTCGCTTTCGATTCTCTCACTTTGAAAGTGCCGAAGCCTTTCAAAGCTACTTCGTTGCCTGCTTTAAGCTCCTCGGCAACAACGGTTACCAAGGTCTCCACAACGTCTGTTGCAGAGGCCTTGGTAATTCCGCACGATGTAGCTATTTTTGTTACAAGTTCTGCTTTGTTCATTGTCTTTCCATTAAAGTCTTTACGAGAGTAAGACTTTAGCACAGACATTGCTATAGGTAAAGTGATTCTAATAAAACTTTTTTATCCTGCATTATATACGAAGTTTCCTTACTCCTGCCTAGCGCTGAGTCCACTAATCGGTCCATCCAGGTTCTCTCGAATCTGAACAGCCAGGCCTTTACAGGGTTGACTTGCCCCTCTCTCTGCACGCGCCCTAGTCCCTGCTCAAAACTGGAAGGCGTGCCTTCCGGTTCGAAAAAAATAACGTCGCTGCAAACGTGTTGCAGGTTAAACCCTGCGCCGCCTGATTTGTAATTGGCTATCGCCGCCCGGCAAGTAACGTCAGTCTGGAACTTGATAACTTCCTCCCTGCAGTTGGAGTCACCGTAGATCAACGCAGGGTTGTCGAACAGTTTGGCAAGCTTGCGAACCGTTGACCGGTAGACACAAAATATGAGTACCTTCCGCTCTCGGGTATTAATCGATTCCAGTATGGCTTTCAATGAGGCTATAGGCGCGTCGTCTATCACCTTATCGGTAAAATGCTCCATGTTGGTTATGATCTGCAAGGCGTACTGTCGTAACGCTGACATGTTGTCCGCCACAAACACCTGATCGCCCAGCTGCAGGATTCTTTCGGTGAGAAGCTTTTTGTACAGAACGTAGTGTTCAGGCTCCAGTAAAACTCTCTGCTCGATGATGGTAGGCTCTTCCAAGGACAACACGTCACGCTGCCTGCGCCGGACGGCGAACTCATTCATATCCATCATTAACGGTTCCCTGGATTGGTAGTCCACAATCTTGTCGAACGGCAAGAACTGGTTGTCGGCGTAGACGATGAACTGCCTTTTGAAATATTCCAGGTTGGGATATTTTTTAGGCTGACGCAGTTTGATGTGGGCGTAGGCATCCAACAGATCCGCGGTGATGGGCGTCGCCGTCATCTCATGGAAGTCGAAGTCCAGGTTAAACACAGCTCGGTAAGCCACAGCGAAGTTGTTGGTGCTTGCACCTTTCAAGGCATGCGCCTCGTCGCACACCAAAACATTGAAGTGGCGCAGGCCGAACAGATACCGAGCCAGTCGGGCGAACATCTGATAGCTCATGAACGCCACGTCAGGCAAGTGCCCAGCGTCCCAGTGGTCCAGCATATTGTCACGCTTACCTTTCGGTATCGACACATTGACCATCTTGAACGGCATGTCCGTAACGATGCGATTGAACTCCGTGATGTATTGGTGAATCAGCGGCGGCGGCATGACTACCAGCACTTTCTTGCCTGAATACAGCTTGTGTGCAATGTACAAGAACGATACCAGACTCTTACCGGTGCCCACCTCTGAGAAGTTGGCGCTTCGTTTCCAAGGCAGAATCTTACCAAGGTCCTCCAGTTGATGTGGCTTGGGAGTTTGCAGGCATTGGCTGGCGCCGCAGTCGATCGGCACACAGGCGTCTTCGAATATTTTGTTTAGGAGTATCACACAGGCCGCCACAAGCATTCCGTGGAGAGAATGTGCCGACCGTCATCCAACTTGATTATCATAAGACCTGGCTTTTCCGTATCCTCTCTAACAACAATACCTAACAGCGTCTCCATGGTGTCCTCGAAGCTGACCGCTACCTTGCTGTTGTAATATTCTTTTTGCAGCTTTCTTTTATTCGGTTTTTTCATGGTGTTTCCTTTAGCAATACTTTAATACGGCGATCGTGCAACTCAGCCAACTTCTCCTTGCCTACCTTCAACCGGCGCTCTTCGCTAAACATCAGCTCAGGGTAGCAGCAGCTAAAATCAACACAGCATTCGTTATTACGGTGTTCCGGCTTTCCGTTCATCCACAGTAACGTTTGCTGGATGCAGTTGTCGATGTAGCTTAATTGCAAGTAGGCAGGGGTCACCACGCCCTCAGTACAACTTCGACCCCACAGTTAGGGCAATCAATCCACTCCCGACCGTCCGACCCTCCAGAGTAATCTCTTCCGTGGTAGGACTGAACTTCACTGGGTGTGTACTCTAATCGCTTGGCGCAGTTCCTACACACCACCTGTTTCACTGCTTCCGGCGCATCGCCGACAATCTTTACCATTTGTGTTTACCTCTCCGGAGTTTCCACTTTATCAACATCGCCTTTCTGACCACAGTGAGGGCAGGTTAAGGCCAAAGTCACCAGCCAATCCCTTACTGACCACCATTTTCGACAAACACCGCACTGGAAGTGGTGCAAGATTTCTATGGTGTGTTTATGGCTGACCATTGGCTACACCCTCGTCCGATTCTTCAGATACCTCTCATACCTTCTTGGGTCGTCGAAAGTGGGACGGTTATACCACCACTCCTGAAACGTTATACCGATGTTGGGCATGATTGGATTGGTTAGCCACAGGTAGTAAAACCCACCCACGAAAACTATTACTGTGCATAGTAATAAATTAATCATCGCTACCTCCAGACAGAACATCATCACGGTGAAATTGCTCAACGTCGTCAACAGTCCAGAATTTAATCGGATAATTTTCATTGAGCCAGCCGCCTATCAAAGCCTTCAGCTCGTCCTTCTTAACCGTGTCTTTGGCCAAATCTTCAAGCCAGTCTTCGGATACTTCGCCGCACTCGTCGCCGGCTGCTTCTTGAAGTTCCTCTATGAAGCTGAGAATATTAACAAAGTCTACCGGCGTAACTTCTATGTTGCGGCCAACCCACACAGACTCTGCCGACGGATCATTGGCAAAACCCGACATAGCGGCGTCCTCAGGCGTGGGGTGGGACTCTTGATAAAACTCCTCGTTGTGGCTGTAGCTGTATTTTTCGTTACTCATGCGGGCCTCCGTCATCAAGCATGCCGTTTCGGCGGGATAGTTTCATGTATTCCTGGACTCTCTTGCGTTTAACGTCCCGGATAAAGGGGTTTCCAGGCTTAGATAGGCCTTCCGATTGCCTGAGCATATCCATTATTGCCTGGGCCTCAGTGAATTCCTGGACAATGTCCTCGGCGTTGGTGGTTTTGTCTTTACGGTATTCCATTCCAAACCGAATAGCCTTACACGCGCTTTGTATAACCTCAGTGCACTCTTCGATAAGACACACCAAAAGGTAAACCGATCTACTTTTTATCATCTTTCGGTCTCCGTTCTTCATGCCCGCACTTATCGCACCAGTACAGATCCCATGGTGCAGTCGTTGCCAGACTTTTAAAATTATGTTCGCCGCCGTTCAAGCATTCGGCCTTGCTAAGCTCATAAAAAAAGCTTATTGAAGTTGTATAGGCGAATGTCTTATCACAGCTATCACAGGTTTGCTCGTGAATAGAGCTTTCGTCATAACCGTAACCGTCGTCGTGATTTATTTCAATATCAACCCCGCAGTACGGACACGCACCGTCAGCGCTCACAATTCACCTCGTATGTATTCCTCGTAGTCAGATTTATCCTTGGCCTTTTTGTAGTACGCCATAATGTCTGAAACCTTGGCAGGTATTATGAAACCCAGCTCCAGGTATGCCGATATGCGCCTGGCATACCTTTTCCGAGCCTTTCGGTTGGTCTTGGTATTTTTAGACCGTTTCTGCTGTCGGCTTAAATTTTTAAACCTGATGCCTTCAAAGACCTTTAACAAAAATAGTTTTTTAGACATGTGAGCCCCCTTAAAAAGTTACTCTAGCATCTTCAGAAATTTCAAATGTCTGAAGACATTCGTCGCAAGTGCAGGATGTGCCTCTGGGATCGCCAGTGAAACCGTCCAGCGTAGCCTCGCAGTAAGGGCAATCGACTGATGCCATTCCCACTGCTATTGCTGAGCAGGTTAACGCCGGTGGAACATACATTGCCCTACCCGTAGCGTTGGCCGCTTTGACGAGCAGTCTCGATAAACTTAGGTCTATGATGATACTGTTCCTGTCTAATACCGAA